AGCCTATGAGGCTACCCAGAAGCAGAGGCAAATTGAGCGGACCGTCCGCAGGCTGAAGCGGGAACAGGCGGCATACAAGGCCGCAGGGTTGAAAGAGGACGCCCAAGCGGTAACAGCCCGCATACGTCGGTTAAATGCAGAATACAAGGCGTTCAGCGAGGCGGCGGGGCTACCGTTACAAAGAGAAAGAATGCAGGTTCAATATCCGGAAGGGCTAACCAGCATAAAACAATTTTCCGGGCTGGAATCATATCAAGGGAACATAAAAATTGTCGGTAAATTCTCTTCCAGACAATATCAGGTGCAGCTTGACCCGCCGCAGATTAGCGGCGTGACAGACCACTTTGCAAATAACCTTACGATGAAACCGGATAGATCTGCATTGACGATTGAAGCGTCGCAGAGTATCATAAATAACAGCAGGTTAGTTTTGTATCAGACTGACCGGAATACATTGAAATTCTTGGCAGATAGCGGTTATGTAGTTTTAAGCGTTGACGGGAAGATTGTAACAGCGGTCCCGGAAAAGCTAAGAAAGAAGTATCGGGACTATTTGGAGGGGAAATGATATGGCGAAAAATCACAATGATAAATGCGTTTGCCCTCTTTTTGGGCGAGAAATCCTATATGGAGAGTGCTATGAGGTCCAAGAAGTTCGGGAGGACGAGATGGACATGGAGCTTGCAATAGAGCCGTTTGACGTAGATAAAGCAAATGAAGTCTGCGAGAAGTGCAAGTGGTATGTTGTGGAGGGCAGCGCGTGATAAAAGAAATTAACGGGAAAACATGGTATTGCTGCCCGTACTGCGGGAAAGCTCTTTTCCCGGTTCGACCGGATACCAAAGTAGAGCACATGCCGTTTCGATGCAAGGCATGTAAGCACGACATGGAAGTAAATATCGCATAGAGCCAAGAGCCTGTGAGCCAAGAGCCATCAGTTTCCGAGGATTCCTCGGTGGTTGATGGCTCTTTTTGTTTTGCCGAGAGGCGTAAAACCGCAGGGCGACGGCCCTGACAATAAACGGAGGTAACTACTATGAGCGAACCTATCAATAATCCTACCCAGGCCCCTGCGCCGGAGCCCGCCCCTGCGAAGACCTTCACGCAGGAGGAAGTGGATGCCATGATCGGCAAGCGGCTTGCGAAAGCCATGAAGGGTATGCCCAGCGAAGAAGAGCTGACCGCCTACCGCACCTGGAAGGACGGGCAGGCCGGAGAGAAAGAACGCTGGGACAAGCTGACTGGCGAGAGGGATACTCTCTCCGGAAAGCTGACAACCGCAGAAGCGGAGAGAGACCAGTTGAAGCGTGAGTTGTATGTCCTGAAAAAGGGCTTGACCGGCGAGGAGGCGGAGTTCATCGCTTTCAAGGCAGGGAAGATGGTGGACGACAAGACCACCTTTGAGCAGGCCGTGGACGCGCTTACCGCCGACCGCAAGAAGACTTCTTTTGACTGGACTGCTCCAGTGGGCGGAGGGAAGACAAAAACAGGAGAAAACGATGTAATGAACGCCCTGATCCGGGGCGCACTGAAATGAAAGGAGAACATAAATGGCAGTTGACATTATCGATAGAAGCAAACTTTCTGGGCTTATCCCTGAGCCCGTAACCCGTGAAATTATCCAGGGGGCCGTAACGGAGTCCGCTGTGCTGCGGATGGCCCGTCGGCTGCCCAACATGACCAGTAAGACACAGACCCTCAATGTTCTGGACGCACTGCCCACCGCCTACTTCGTCAATGGTGAGCCAACCACCGGAGCGTCCGACTCCAAGGCTTCGCTGAAAAAGACCACAAACATGGCTTGGGACAAGAAAAAAATTTACGCTGAGGAAATCGCGGTTATCGTCCCCATTCCAGAAGCGGTGTTGGATGATAGCGATTACGATATCTGGGGCGAGGTTCGGCCTAGACTCCAGGAGGCATTCGGAAAGGTCATCGACGCCGCTATTCTGTACGGCACGGACAAGCCGACTTCTTGGCGTGATGGCCTTGTCCCTTCTGCCACTACCGCAAGCGCTGTTGTGACCGCTACCAGCGACATTTTCAAGGACATCATGGGCGAGGGCGGCGTGATTGCCAAAGTGGAGGAGAGCGGCTATATCCCCAACGGCGTAATGGCGGCTATCCAGATGCGCGCCAAGCTGCGCGGCCTTGTGGATAAGAACGGTCAGCCCATTTTCAAGACCGATATGCAGGGGGATACCCGCTACGCGCTGGACGGCATGAGCATGTACTTCCCCGTGAACGGTGCTTACGACCCGGAGGAATCCCTAGCTATCGTGGGCGACTGGAGCCAACTGGTCTACGCCATTCGGCAGGATATGACCTTCAAGATTTTCGACAGCGGCGTGGTACAAGATCCCACCACTGGCAATATCCTTTATAACCTGATGCAGAACGACATGGTGGCCCTCCGCGCCGTCATGCGGCTGGGCTGGGAGATTCCCAATCCCATCAACGCCTTCAACGTCGGCAATGAGAACGCCTTCCCTTTTGCTGTTTACGCACCGGCGGGGGGTTAATAGGGTCTGACACTTTAACGCTATTCCCCAGCGGTCAGACCCTATTGGGGAAACAGGTTTCCGAGCTTGTGGGTGATGACCTGAAGGTCTATGCGAACGGCGCTGTAACGGGCACATTTCATTATGTGACCAACTACACCGAGTTCAGCAGCGCCCCGGACGAGCAGAGCGGGTATTATTTCCCGTTTCACCTGACAAAGACCGGAACACAGATGACCTTCAAGAAAAATGGCTCTCCCACAAAGGAAAACATCCTGTTTGACGCGGACATTGTCTTCCAGGTGACCAAGGATGACACCTTCGAGGTGCTTGTTGATGATTCCAGCGTAGCGAAATTTAGTTTCACTGGGGCGACGTTTGAGCCGCAGGCTAAGACGAAAGCCCGTGCGAAGAAGTAAGGGGGCGGCCTGATGGCTTACGCAGATTATGAGTATTACACTGCTGCGTATCTAGGCACGGCTATCCAAATGGCTGACTTCCCTCGTCTGTCCCTGCGTGCAAGTTCCTTTCTGGACTACTACACGCAGGGCCGTGCGGCTCAAAACAAAGAGCTGGACGCAGTAAAGATGGCTTGCTGCGCCGTGGCAGAACAGTACCAGAGCATCGACCTTGCCCAGCAAGCGGCCCTGAATGCCCTTAAAAACTCCGCAAATGCTGGAGAGACTGGAGAGTTGCAAAGCCAGAGTGTGGGTAGCTGGTCCAAGACCTACCGAAGCGGCGGTGAAAGTGCCCAGCAGGCCGCGACAGCGGCGCAGTCGGCACAAACACATCTTGCATCTGTTGCAGCGCAGTATTTGGTCGGTACGGGCCTTCTATACCGTGGAAGGGGGTGCGGCTATGGACATGTTCCCCCATGTTGTGACGGTCTATAACACCTACGTTGAGACGGACCATTCCACCTTTGAGGAGACCACAGTGAACCACATCACTGTCCTACGGGGAGTCCTTTTGGATGCCTCTAAGGGTTCCAATGTAACCAAGAGCGGGCTGGAAAGCGCGGATGCAGTCAACCTGTACATTCCATTTTCGGTTGAGGCGTTGGACGGTGTGACAGGCATCCAAAGAAGGTATGTCGGGCCAGTCGAGTTCTGGAAAGCAGATGATAAAAGCGACCTATGGACGCTCTCTGTGGCCCGTGATAGTTTTTTCATCAAGGGTGAGGCTATACACCCGGAATGGACGGTACAGACCATAGAGGCCGACTACGACGGTGTGTACGATATTACTAAAGTCGATGAAAAGGACTTCGGCGGTGAAATGGCTCACTGGGAAGTTGGTGGGGTTTAATGCTGAAATTCAGTTTCCGCGCCGAAGGGCTGGAGGCAATCAGGGACAAGTTGGATGAGGAGTGCACCAAAGCGGAGCATACTGTGGCACTCCAGGTGCGGAAGGACACATCACCATATGTTCCGATGCTTACCGGATCATTGGACAAACGGACGCGGGTAGATGGTTCAGAAGTGATTTACCCAGGCCCATATGCACGCTACTTATATTTTGGAAAACTAATGGTAGACCCGGCTACAGGTAGCAGTTATGCATCAAAGGGCACAACAAAGGTCTTGACTGACAAAAACCTTGTATTTAATACAGCATCACATGCGCAGGCACAATCCCATTGGTTCGAAGCCAGCAAGGCCGAGAATTTGGATAACTGGATTCGGACGGCGGATAAGGCGGTGAAACGTGAACTCTGAGAAAAAAGAGAAACCCCGCATGCTGGCGGCGACAGAAGAAGTGGATAAAATCTCCCGCTCCATGCGGGTGTGGGCCAATACCTTCCCGGAAAAGCCGGTGGACATCATTAAATATGAGTTTCTGTCCGCTGACCAGGGAGACGAGACCGGTATGGCATTGTCTACCATCCAGGGGACCTATATCACAAAGCGGTTCATCCTGGGCGGCTATCAGGCGGAGTACCAATTCAAACTAATTTATCGTATTAAGCCTGGGCGCAGCAACGACAAGCGCCTGGAGGCTGACGAGCTACTGAACCACTTCGGTGACTGGGCAAGAAAAAATCTTC